AACGGATCTGTTTGGCCCAATGAATCAAAACGGATATTCATTTTTAGATAACTCGACGGTTTACGCAAACCCGGCGAGTAACACCAACTTTTTCCACTTCTGGATATTCTTTGGTTCCCATGTGAATAACCGATCCGGGGTCTGCAAGATAAACAGGATCAGGTACTGCATCCAGCCTTTACCTTCTCGGACGGATACATAGAATGGCTATTCTTTTTATGGAAACAACCAGCACAATCGCTGCTGACGAAATTGTTGCTGCTGTCCAAGCCCAGTCTTTGTGGGGTGTGGATATGGGAACAACCTCTTCCGCCTCATCCTATTCAGACAAGGCCTTAATAGATTGCACAAAAACTCGGGCGAATAGTCTGATGGAGTCTTGCCCAGAAGAGGTGGATATTTCTACCTACAGCGAAAGCACTCCATCATTTACGTCTGCTGATGACCCTTGTCAAATCTGGTATCTTCGAGGAATGTTATAGGATGGACAAGCGGGTCGGCTCTTTAGAGGTGCGCACTGCCGTACTTGAGACACGAGGCAAGGTCAGTGAGAACCGTATCTCTGACTTAGAGGTTGCCGTTAGTGAACACACTAAGATTCTGCTGAAAATGCAGGGCGTTACTGCCTTCTTGGTGATCGTCGTTCCTGTGCTCGTTGAGTATCTGAAGTGATTCCTTTGCTGTTACAGAAAGTGAAGGCCCAGTCATACAAGATATTCACCGCCGGAAACTGGAACGTGAACATCATTGGCATCCGTCGAACAGGGGCTCCCAACACATTCGATGACACCATCGCCTTGGTCTACAAGGATGACAACGGTGCTTGGATTACCAGGGAATTCGCAGCCACTTGCGACCCCGGTCGCTACTGGCTTGAGGCCCCCATGGCCATGAACGGTACGGCAGCCCTTGTTCCAGGCCAGTACAAGTCTTGGAAGATCGATAAGCATCGAGGCCAGTACGATGCCTTGTGTCAGCGCCTTGCTCCGGTCAAGGTGTGGCGTGACAACGATAAGAACCACGCCTTTGATTGGGATAGCACAGACGATGATTTACATGAGGGCTGGTACGGCATCAACATCCATCGTGCCTCCACCAAGAGGTTCGCGGTTACCGTGGACAAGTGGTCAGCAGGGTGTCAGGTGATACAGGGGTACGAGGACTGGAAAATATTCATGTCCATAATAAGCAAGTCAGCCGAAGAGTGGGGCAACGCCTTTACCTACACGCTGCTGGAGGAAGAGAATGTCTAAGTTGTTAGAACTGAAAACAAAGTATGGTGTGAACGCAACCCTTGTGGGTGGCAGTCTAATCATTGGTTCAGTATTCGGTCAATGCGTGCTGTCCCCACCCCAAGTAGAAGTGGTGGCGGAGCCTGTTGCCGCAGAGAGCACGCCTGCTGTGGAGCCTACACCTGCTCCAGAAGCAGCCGAATAGTGGACTACATCATTGGTATTGTCGGCGGGTTCCTGTTGGCGGTAGTTGCTTGGCTTATTTCCTTGGACAAGCGCAACCCCTCCCTTGACAAGCAGGCCCTCGACAATGCCAATGATGACCATACCGACAAGAAGGAAGAGGTCCGCGCTGCCCTCGCTGCTGAGAATGCAGAGGAGAGGATTGCGGCGATGATCAATGAGAAGCTAAATGATTGAGGCATGGGCAGGTAAACGTGTGTGGGCTATTCTCGGTGCGTGCTTGTGCTGTTGCCTCCAGCCTGTCCATGCCACCCCCCTCCCTGTACGGGGCGAGGCTGTGCCCAACGAGTGTACCCAGGCGTTCGCCCTCGTGGCTGGCCACGCGCCGCCTATGGACCTTGTAGACCCCGGCACTTGGATAGTATCGTGCAATGGTCTGGCACTGCCAACATCCTTGGTTGGATACTACGTTGAGTTAGACTCGTGGAGTTCGGTGGCGGTGGCAGAGAATCAACATCTCAAATCCCAGGTGCCTACCCTTTGGTCCACTTGGTCCTCCAGGCTGGAATGGGCGGCGGTGGGTTTGGTTGTGGGCTTCTCGGTATCCGCCTTAGCTTTCCGAGTTGAGCCTTGACGGCACAGCCAGCGCACAACCACATGCCCTTATGTAGAACGACGGTTGTGTGTGGGCATAGCTGCTGAGAGCAGAAGGGTGGATACGACGGTGGTTTACTCATGGTTGTTTTTTCCCGTGGTTCTCTCCCACCTAAACTTCACTTGTGTTGGATGGAGGTCAACCCTCGGCCTCCCTTCACTTGACCATGAACCGCCCCCGGCCTTTCCTATTAGGGTCCACCCCGCACCCCTTAGGCTCCCCCCCCCTTCTACTGGAAGGGTGTACGTTACTACTTTCTTATACCCAAGAGCCTTTGCCGCACGCCAAGCAGCTCCGTAAAGCATTGAACATGCGTTCTTTGTCCCGTCAGTGCAACACCGATTTACCTCAAGGGTCCACCCATCATCAAGCCTTCTTGCCACTGGGCGACCGACAGTCACAACACCAACAATAGCGTCATCCTTTGCTACAGCTAACTGGAACACAGACCCAACAGGAGGCTTGTGGTGTCTGTGTAGTTGCTTCACAAATAGGAATGCTTCCTTCTGCGATATTGGAACGATAGACAAACCCATCTTCACACCAACTTCCCCTGCTTGGCGCCAACGGGCACCTTCTTCTTGGCCGCACACTCTTTGCATACAGCTATGAAGTAATCGTGCTGGTCGCGCACCATGGTAACGCCTTCTCTTAGGCACCCGGATTTCTCGCACTGCTGGTAGGCTAACTTCATTCTTTCACCTCCAACGCACGAAATTCTACCAGTAGTTCTTCCATCCTACGGGCCAGCGTGGACAGGTCATCATCATCCTCGACGCTCTCTAAATCTATGGCGATGTCCACCAACTCAAGGTCGATGTCTTCCTTGGTCCATCCCTGTGCTTGTGCTTCTTCTTGTTCTTTTTTCATGCTTCTATCTCCGGTAGTGAGAGCACAACCTCTTCAATGGCGTGCTCAATCATGATGGTTATCTCCTCTTTAGAGGATCGGCTGTTTGCTTCTTCGCATCCTGTGACGCTTGTAAACACGAGGTCTGGGTTGTCATACACCGCATCTTGCAGTGCCCTGAAAGCATCATCTCTGTTGCATCCATAGCAGCGCAGTTGAAATGTAATATCGAAAGCTCTCATTGGTTTCTCCTTTGGGCGAATGGTGACACCCACTCCCCAGCAGGTGCCACCTTCCTTTCAGACTTAGAACATTAGTTCTTCGTCTTCTCCCTGTGCAGTGTTGGATTCCTTCTTGGCCCCGATGAACTCTACCTCATTGGCCACGACCTCGGTGGTATACCGGGCGTTACCCTCCTTGTCTTCCCACTTACGGGTTTGAAGGCGGCCACTGATTCCTACCTGCGAGCCCTTGCCGCAAAACTTAGATACGTTCTCAGCAGTCTTGCCAAAGCATACGATGTTGTGCCACTCGGTAGTGGTCACCCACTCACCGTCTACCTTGCCCCTACCATTGGTCGCCAGGTTCAGATTGCAGACGGTTCCATTGGGATTCATCTTAGGGTCTTGGCCGAGGTGGCCGATTAGTTGTACTTGATTCATTCTATCTCCAGTTCGGTGAGTGTTTGGTCACCAGGTTTATGCCGGGGATTGATTCCCCAGCCTTGAGGTCTTTGAGTGCTTGCTTCTTATCTACTTTGGGTGGTTGTTCCACCAGATAGGCAACAGGTATCTCGTCGAGAGTGCCGATTACATCTACACTTTTAGTGGTACGCAGGGACACCTTACCCCAATCCCCCTCGAACACAGGGTCTTCACCTATCTCTTCCAATGCCAGGAGTAGGTTGGTTGCGAGTATGCTTAGGCGCTGCGCTGCCTTGGTGAGTGACGCCTGCTTCTTGGCGTGCCTATCCTTTAGATCCTTTTGGAGTTGTGCCTCAGCCTTGAAGCGGTCGATGACCACCCGGATGCTGCCCACCTTATCGTAGCTGCCGTCGATGAACTGGTCTAAACGGAGCGCCGCCTCATCGGAGAGGACACCCCCGTTATCTTCAAGCTCTATCATTAGCTTGCCTGCTTCCATTACTAACTCGTATGAAGTGCTCATTCTGGTGCTCCCTTAGTGTCCTGTAGCCAGGCTTTGTTGATGTTGTTTCGATCTACTTGGTCCATCCCCTCAAGGTGGCTGAGTAGTTTGTTGCGGTTGAGGTTGGACATTGAGGAGGGGCGAGGGTTTCCCTTTACTTCCAGGTAATAGCAGGCTTCCTTGTAGTCCCAGCCGATGACACCCAACTCCCGCATAAAGGCAGGGCGATCCTGCTCAAAGGACGGATGGTGTACAGGGGTGGATGGTTCAGTGAGGGGTTGGGGCTCTTCTTTCTTAGGTGCTGGTGCTGGAGAATTACCAGGCAACTCCTCAAAGGTGGTCATCCCCACACCGAGGTACAACCTCAAGGCTCTACTGCTCGCTCGTGTGCTTGCCATTCGAATACATGCTGTGGCAATGTTCTTGCCTACGTTGGTAGGGTCAGCATCACCATAGTCTGAGTAGGTTCCCCTCTCGCCCTTGGCAGTGGCCTTCATTACAGCGGCCCGCTTGTCAGCATCCCAGCTAACCATGTCAACCCACACACCCTCAAGGCCGTGCTCGTGGGCGGTGGCCAGTAGACCTGCATGTGTCGTGTACTCCCTGCCTTGAAGCTTGATGATGTAGCCGCGTTTACGCATTAGTTTCAGGTCAATCATTTAAGTGTCCTCTCTTTCTTTAGCTGTTGGTTTAGGTGAGTGGTCTTCCGCTTGAGTTGAACGATGTTGGACTCAAGGTGAGCGACCTTTAGGTCCGACTCATGAAGCATGTCTTCTTGTTTTAGTATGATGTCAAGGAGAGCATTGAGTTTCCTGTAATGCGATAGGGTGGTTTCCATTGTCGGTCCTCTTGTGGGTTGGTTGGTTTGCTACTTGACAAGTTATAGAATGCTACCTATGGTGTCAAGGAACAAAGGAAAAATAAATGCCCCAACACTACTGGACAATCCCCGAGTTATTGAAAAAACGTAGGCGCATCCTGCATTATACACAAGCGGACTTAGGTCAAATGCTTGGTGTAAGCAGGGCAGCCGTTTCACAGTGGGAGTGCGGGTTTCGTAACCCCGGCTCGCACAACCTCTATGATTTAGCCAAGTGCTTAGAGATGACTGAATACCAAACGATGTGCGTATTGAAAAGGTTGGGAGAATGAAGGTCATCATTGGTATTGACCCAGGTAAAGACGGTGCCTTGGTGGCGTTGAACCTTGAGGGTGAGCATGTTGTCACCCACCTAACCAAGCAGGACTTTACTCTACCCATCGGCAAGGGCAGTAAGAGAGAGTACGACGTTGGGTCAATGGCCAAGACAATCCTTGAGTTGCACACTACCTATGGTGTGGCGTTGGTGGTGATCGAGAAGCAACACTCCATGCCACTACAGGGAGTTGCCTCTACCTTCAGCACAGGCATGGGCTACGGGATGTGGCTGGGCATCGTTGGTGCCTTTGGTATTCCTCTCCAGGTGGTGGGCGCCAGGGCGTGGCAGAAGCGTGTGCTCTTAGGTGTGCCAGGCGAGGGTAAGGGTAGGGCTGTGCTCCTTGCAAAACAGAGGTTCCCAGGCGTTGACCTAACACCAGGTAAGAAAAGAAAACCGCACGACGGGATAGCTGACGCGGTGTGTATTGCGGCATACGGATTGATAAGTGGTGGACACTGGGGATAGGCCGAAGTAATATCGAGACAGCAAAGTTGGTCCTTTGCTACAACGTTAGAGTCTTCACAGATTCATGTTGTTCCTGTCCTTTAGAGGGTGGTGACGCGGCGTTGGTTGGTGGCCCCCTTCCATATCTGGCATAGGGTTGGGGGCTTTCACCGACATAGACCAAACCAACCAGCAAGTGTTGACACTTCCGAGACTGACCATCTCAAAAATCTAAGGGTAAAAAAATATGACGGGAAAAAATAAAGAGCCCGGCGAATACAGTTGGTTCGATGTGTACAAAGCTATCCAGGCCACGGTCTTACCTGCTGGTGCTCAGTCTGTATTGATGTGCTACTTGCGCTACGCCCACAGCGAGACGGGGCTGTCCTATCCAAGCAATGCGACGATAGCTTACCGCACCCAACTCTCCACTCCTACTCTTAGGAAGTGGCGTACCTATCTGGTAGAATATGGCTGGCTTTATTCCCAAGGCTACGTCAAGGGGTACGGTTCTCACAAGGGGGTGATTCAATACCATGTGAGGCCAGGAATACAGCCTCCACACAAGCCACTTGTAGTAGAGAAACCACCCACTAAAGGGTGTAAAATTCTTTCCCCCACCCAGAAAGATTCTTTCACCAAAGGGTGTAAAATTCTTTCCCCTATATTGTACCATGAACTAACTCTATTAACTAAACCCCCTATATGTCCCCCAACTAAACACTCAACACCCAACCAAAATAAGTCGGATGCGTTCATCCGACAATCATTGAAGGACCAGACAGTTATGACCCAAGCAAAACCAACAGAAGCCTCCGTAAAAAAAGGAGTGTGGAAACGCGCCCTTGAAATCCGAGCCCGCCAACTCGGAGAGGGGGCGAGGCCACTCAAGTATTCGACATGGAGTAAGGAGTTCAACAAGAGCATCGCCAGGGCTGATAGCTACGACGCTTGGTTGGGTGTGTGGGAAATGTATTGGACGCACCCAGCCTACAAGTGGTGGCGTGAAACGCCGGACGCCCCGCATGCTGCCTTCTTTCGGGCAAAGAACTGGGCAATGTTCGAGGATGCCTATGATGAGATGAAGCACCAGGGCACACTCATAGCTGAGTCAAAGCTTGCGAGTGCGAGAGAGAACACCGACACCCCAGGCTTGGCCAAGCTTTGGTGGAGGCGCAACCAACTCACGGCGAAGAAGAAGATGAGCGTCGGTGGGTTTGATGTGTGGCTTGATACCGCAGTATCTAACCCTGATATGGTGAGAGAGATGGCTGGCTTGTTGCGTCGTGGTGCAAAAAAATGAGCGCTGAAAAAATGATACTCGGTGGCTTGTTGGTTGAGACTCTACAGATAAACCAGTTGGATTTACAACCGGAAGACTTTACCGAGGGGAGGGGGCATGCGAAACTCTATCAACTACTACTCAATCGCTGGCAGCAGGGCCTACCTGTTGGGGCTGACTCTGTTATCCGGGCTGTCCTTGAGGGCGGGGTTGAGGATTGCGGGGATGCTGTCTATCTCTCGGCGTTAGCGGATAACGCCAGCCCCGTCGGTGTGGGTAGGTACATTATGGAGATGAAACAAAATTCGCAGAAGCGTAGGCTTGTGACTACGCTCAAAGCAATCAACGCAAAGCTTGATAGGGGCATGATTGATGCGCACCAGGCGAGCGTTGAGATGGTGACTGCGGCGTGTTCGGTGTCTGACTTGACCAGCACCAGCATGGAGGAGGCCCACGATAATTTCATAGCTGACTTAGAGGCGGTGGCAGAGGGTAGGCGCTTGGCCTATATGCCCAGCGGGATACCGGAATGGGACGCCGACCCCCACTTTATGGGCGTATCCAGGCAGGGCACCACTATTATCTTGGGGCGCAGTGGGTCGGGCAAGACCTCGGTGGTAAACTGTATGGCTGCCGGCATGCTGCGCAAGGGGTTGAAGGTCTACGTTCACGGCACCGAGACTTCAATCGAGCGCAGGCTACAGGACATGGCGTTTAGTTTGGCGGCGGTGGACGGTAGGCAGTGGGGCTTGGTGACCAAAGAGTTAGCAGCTATTCGTGAGGAGGGGGGCAATGACTTAGACCTAAAGGCCGACGTTGATTGTTGGTTCGATAGGGTAACTGAGCAGGCTGATTGGTTACGCGACCAGGCGATGACCATCACGGGTACCGGGATGACTGTTGAGCAGGTGTGTACAAAAGCCCGGCAACTCCACGCGCAAAAGCAATTGGATGTTGTGTTCGTTGACTACCTTCAAACTCTCAAGGATTCCAACGGGTTAGGTGTTCGCTTAGGCGATATGGTACAGCAGACTGGCCACAAATCGGGCATGCTCTGCCAGTTGGCCAGCGATTTGGGCGTGCCCATTATCATCACAGGACAGGTATCCGGGGAGAAGCAAGGCAAGGCACCTGCTCCACCCGAGATGTGGGACCTGCAATTTTCAAGTCGGGGGCACCAGGATGCTCAGGAGCTATATGCAATCCACCGGCCTGATTATTTTCGGGAGCGCGACCCGTCGAGCCCGGTCACAGGCCCGAAAGGAACGCTGCAAATTTTCCCACGGAAACGGAGGACGGGCACCATTACCTCTGTGCTCAATCTCAAGTGGGACGGCCCAACAAAATGGGTGGGCGACCGCCGTCTATTGGAGGACCGCCCACCCGAAAGGTTGAGGTTAGTCGATTAGCTATTTGAGTCCGCCAAACTTGAGCGCCAAGGCCCGAAGCTCCCTTGATAACTCCCATATTTTGTTGCGGTTCTTGCGCGACATTTCATTGTTGGCGGTCCTGCGCAACAGGGCGACGTACAATTCGCGTAGGGTGTCCTCGGTTTCAGATACGATTTTCTTATGGGTATCTGGAAACTCAATAGCTTCGCACGGTGGGCAGAGGTTGCAGTCTTCCCCTTTGTATGGTGTCTTCTCTCCACACCGAATGCAGTGCCTTTCGCCTTCAATCTTAGCGATTGCTTCTACCTGTTCGTGCGTGAGATCGCCGGGGTCTATGTCGTATCCCAGATTTACAACGTCTCCACGCGCCCCGGCTAAGTATTCGATGAGCCCGGCAGCGTGAACGAGGTCGAGCAGGTCTTGGCCGTATAGCTCTACCATCCTTTCCATCGGCGTGTCGTTAGTGTCCTCAAGCGTGGAGAGTAGGTCTGTTGCTGTGTAGTTATTCATTGTGATGGTCCTTGGTTGGTTGGTTTAGATTGAGAATAGGATTATGGCGATTAGATAGCAGGCGGTTAGGCCAATCATGGCTTGGGAATAGAGTCTCATAAGCACCTGACCGATACCAAATTGCCGAGGTTTTCAATACCTACAGCGTGCCCGATAGTCTCGGCAATGACAAAACTGTGACTCGTGCCCCACCCGTTATGGTGCCAATAGTATTCGCCGTCCTTGCGGCGCACTTTCATATCGTCAACGCTCCAAAGCTTGACAAGCGAGCCGTCAATGATTGCGTAGGCGCTGGCCCAAGTGGTGGGTAGGTTGCGACCCGTTACAAAGTCAGCAGACAGGTAGATTGTGGGGTGCTCTTGCCAGAGCACGGCGGTCAGGGTGGCGTGGAGTTTTGTTTGTTGGTTGTTCATGGTCTTATCCTTGGTTGGTTGGGTTAGATAGGTTGGATTTTCCGAGCCCGATAAACATAGTCCATGTTTCAGGATTTTTTTCTGATAGCTTTTGGATCTCTGTATTAGACAGTGGGTTGGTCCCTGATTGCATTTGATGAAAGACGCGGACTCTTTTGGAGAGGCTGTCTTGTGCTTTAATAAACATTGATAGTTGGTTGGTCATTGTCTTATCCTTGGTTGGGTTGGGTTAGATTGAGTCTGTGAGAATGAGAACGATAAGAACGATGGACTCAATACCTGTGAGGTTATCGAATTCGCCGTTAGGGTCATTGGCCTTGAGCCAAGCTATGCGCTGAGCGTAGGGCAGTTTAGCGGTATCGAATATCGTGTCGGTGGATGGCATGGTGTGGTCCTTGCTTGGTTGGTTTAGCTATAGTGGAAGGTAACGCCGTAGTCATCTTCGGTGAGTGTTGGCTCTTCTTCTTCTTCTTCTTCTTCTTCTTCCTCGCAGTCTCCACTATCGTCAAGTAGGACTGCGTCCATTCGTGCCCTCATTGCCTTTGTCTGGGCGCGGAGTTTTCCGTTATCGCTCTTTAGTAGTTCGATTAAAAGTGCTTGTGCTGCTGGTGTCATGGTGTTGTCCTTGGGTGGTGGGGGCTTGTGCCCCCGTTGGTTGGTTTAGAGGTTGACGAAAAGGGCAACGGTCAGGGATAGGGTGCCGTGTGTTTGTGTGATGTTTTGGGTGTACCGGATAGCGTCGGCCTTGTTTTTTTGGATAGCTCCGTACTTGTTCCAGTACTTCTTTGCGCTGACCTCAGCGCCAGCTACCCTTCCTTGCTTTCTGGCCTTGCGGGCTCCTTTCTCGTCGGTGAAGTTATTCAGGGTGATGATAGACTTGCCGCAGGGGAATAGACCGGCGAATGCATGTTCAGTTGATAGTAAGTTCATGGTGTGGTCCTTAGTTGGGTTGGTTGGTTAGTTGCAGAAAGTATAAGAGCCGCTGTTAATCATGTCTTCCAGAACATCTTCAGCATCGAGAAGCCTTAGAGCGTCCTGAATAAGGTTACACACCCCAATCATTTTGGGTGTTTGCCATTCTTGTTTATCGTCGCAGTCGTAGGTGTCGGCAAGGTTGGCTTGGTAGAATATGGCTATCAGTAGGCGGATGGTTGTTTCGCGGTCGGTGATACGGTTGTCTTCACCTTGGGTTGGGCTGGTTAGAAAGCTTAGCTGTTTGTTGAGGTCGTTCATGGTGTCTCTCTTGGTTGGTTGGGTTGGGTTAGGATTGGTACTTGTCAAGTAGGGCTTGGGCTTGGTGGTAGTCCCCGTTTTTCACGGCTTGCTTGAATGCTTTGAGAAGTTCTTGTTTGCTCATGGTGTCTCTCTTGGTTGGGTGGTGTGTCGGTTGGACTCCTTTACAATTACACGGTTACCGAATGGTAGCAAGGGATTATTTGCACTTGACACAATCTTTGCATTCGTTGGAGTATCTGGACTATTTGGACTATTTGCACTATTCAGGGAATTGGTGTGTGTGGTGAATGTCAAAAGGACAG